CGGAGGCGCTGCTCGCAGCACTTCGGATGACCTTGCGGAGAGGTGGCAGAGTGGTCGAACGTACCGCACTCGAAATGCGGCGTACCCGCGAGGGTACCGTGGGTTCGAATCCCACCCTCTCCGCCACAGGCCTTTGAAATCATTGAGGAAATTGCCTTCGGGCGAAGTTTGCCCTGTTTTCTGCCCTGCCGGTCTGCATCTGCTGTCAACCGAGCGCCTGCTTCACGGCGCCGCTGTTCGACCGGATGAAGTTCAACACTGCTTTGCCGCCGACGCCGGTATCGAGGCCCTTCGACACGAAATCGCCAGCGTCGATCGCGTTGACCACCTTCAGGTTCACCGGCGTTGCGCCTCCGCTACCAGCGCCGCCATTTGCACGATGACGCGGGTCGCCGCGCGTAAGGATCTCTTCGCCCTTCTGCGCGATGATCGGCACCTCGTCAGGCCGCAGCCCGGCAATACCGCCGGTGTGGAACCGGGCTGCGGCGGCGAACGCATCGGAGCCCAACAAGCGCGACCCTGATGTGTTCTGCCCTGCGATGCCGCCGGTGTGGTTTGCGGGGACCGGTACAGGTACGCCAAAGCCAAAAGCCGACAGCACTCCCTTTGCGATGTTCAACGCGATCTGCTGCAGGATCATCTGCGCAATGAGCCGCAGGAAGTTTGCCGCGAAATCCAGGAACGCCGCCTTCAGCGCACCGAACGCGCTTTCCCCCGCGATCAGCGCCTGCACGAACCCGTCGATCGAAGAGGTGAGGGTGTTCGCGAATGCATCTGCGATCTGCTGTACCGATATGTCGAGGATCGTCCCCCATTCCGCGGATGCCTGCTTCGCGATGGTCAGCTGCGTATTGATGGTCGCCAGCTGCGCAGCCGTCAGCCCCAGCGGGTTGGCGTCCGGCGACAGCGTCCGGTAGAACTCGACCGCCTTGTCGATCGCGCCCTGCAGTTGGCCGTTGACCTGCCCCAGCAACGGCAGCAGCGTGTCCGCCTCCGCGTTCAGCCCGTTGTCGCGCAGGAACGTGATCTGATCCCGCATGGCATCGCGCTGCGACGTCAGGTCGGCGACTGGCTTGTCGACGTTCGCGCGCTGCGCCTCGAACGCATCCTTCGCGTGTGCCGCGTCGAAATACGCGCCCGTGACCTCGCGCAACTTCTCCAGCCGCAGCGCCAACCCGGCATCCTCTGGCGCGACACCGGCCTGCGTAGCCTCATCCTGTGCCTTCCGAACGGCGTCCTCGATCGTCGCCTTGCGCTGGGCAGCCAGCAGCAGTTCGCCCGACAGGTTCACCTGCTCGCGCAACTGCTCGGTGTCCTGCACCACGGCCGCGCTGGTCTGATCGACCTTCGCCAGATACGCGTCGCGCTTGTCGGCCAACTTCTGCTGCGCGTCGTCATAGTTGCCGATTGCGTCGGCCTGATCGACCTGGAACCGCGACTTCCCGTCAGCCGGGAACAACCCCTTGGTGGGGTCGACTGGCTTCCCGTTGACCGTCACCGTGTAGTGCAGGTGCGCGCCGGTGCTGTTGCCGGTGTTGCCCGACTTCGCGATCGCCTGGCCGGCCGTGACAACCTGTCCCTTGGCGACCACGTTGTTGTCCGACAGGTGGCCGAACTTCGAAATCGTCCCCTTGCCGTGATCGATGTAGACGAACTTGCCCAGCTTCGAGTCGGTGCCGGTCTCGATGACGACGCCGTTCGCCGGCGCCCGCACCGTGGTGCCAGTTGGCACGGCGTAATCGACACCCTTGTGGAACGTCGACGCACCCGCCTTCGGGGCAGCGCGCGCACCGAAACCGGACGAGATGCGACCGTCGACCGGCGCCTGGAACACCGTCTGCTTGGCCAGCCGTTCCTGTTCGCGCTTGCGCTCGTCGGCCAGTCGCTTGGCCTGATCGGCCTCCCGTTTCCGCTCGTCGGCAGCCTTCTTCAGCGCGGCCGTGCGCGCCTCTTCCGCCTTCTGGCCGATGTACGCCTGCTTGGTAGCCTCGCTGGCGAATTTGAAATTCTTCTCGACATACTCGGTCGCCACGCGGCGGGCTTCGTTCGTCGCCTCGACCACGGTCTTCTCGGACTTCGCCGACTCGGTCTGCGCGGCCAGATCGACCGACTGCTTCTTCGTCAGCTCGCCGCGGACGGCAATGGTGTCGTTGACCTGCTTCTGGGTGCCGTTCAGCGCGGCGTACTGCTTCTCGAGACCCGCGACCTGGTTGCGCAGAATCGCGATGTCGGCGTCGAGCGCGCCCGCGAGGCCGGGGTTCGCACCCTTGGCTGCTTCCTTGTTCGCGATGACCTGCTTCGCGCGCGCGATCTGCGCGGCGACGTCGGCTGCCGACTGCGCGCCAGCGATCGCGCGGATCGTCTGCGACGCGATGCGCCCAAGGCCTTCCAGCTCCTTGGCGATTTCCTTGATCGGCGCGGTGTCCGACAGCACGTCCAGGAAGTCCTGCCACGCGTTGCCGAGCGACCGGGTTGCTTCCGCCCACGATCCGCGCGACTTCTGCGCCGCGTCTTCCTGCTGCTCGCTGAAAATCCGCAGCGCCTCATTCCGCGCCTCGGCCGCCTTACCCTGGTCGAACAGCGACTTGATATTGTCGCGCTGCGTCGACGTGAGGAAGTTCGTCGCGTCGTCCAGCTTCTTGACGCTGTCGTACCCGCCGGTGAACGCCTCGGCGACCTGCTGCGCGGCATCGACCACCTTGATGCCCAACACGTCAGCCAGATCCTGTGCGGCCTTGCCGAACTCGACGATCCGCGTCTGATCGACGCCTTCCTTGACGAACGTCCGCACGACGGTGACCGCATCGGCTGCCGACAGCCCGTAGTGGTCCAGCGCTTCGGAGGCATCGTTCAGCGCCTTAGCACCGTATGACGCGCCGTCGGCCGATACCGCCAGCAGCCCCATGAACTTCCGCGTGCGCTCGGCTTCGTCACCGGCATTTTTCAGGGCGAATATGACGCCGCCCAGAATCGCGACGAATCCCAGTATTGCGGGATTCGTGAATGCCCCGACGATCGCAGACCCGACGCGCGGGAAAATCTGAACGATCTGCCCCGCTTGCTGGCCGAGCGTCTGCGCCAGCGATGTGCCCGACGCCAGCTGGGTCGCGACGTCGTTCACCTGGTAGCCGAGGTTCTGGAGTTCGTACGGCTTTAGGCCGAACAACGCTGGCTTACCACCGGCGCTCTGACGATTCAGCGACGCGGCTGCCTTGTCGGCGTTGTTCTTCAGAAGGAGTTCGGCAGCAGCCAGTTCGGTCGCGCTGATCTTCCCGGCCTTGTACAGCCGCGCCGCCTCAGCCAGTTCCGTGTTCAGGTTAGCCTGCACCACAGCCAGCGGGTTCAGTTCGGCCCGCAGCCGCGCCGTGGCGTCGTTCAGCTCCTTCTGCGCACGACCGGCTGCCTGTGCCGCCTCTTCCTCGTCACGCAACTGCTGGGCGAACGCGGTGTCGGCAGCGCGGCCGGCGGAACCACCGTTGCCGTCGATCCGCGCGCGCGCCCGCAGCGCGTTGTTCGTGAGCTCGGTGGCCTGCGCCCGGTCGCGCTCTGCGTTTGCCGCGGCCTCGGTGGCGATCGCCTGCTTCTCGAGCAGCCCGAAGGTGGCGCCATTGTCGACGGCTGCCCCGCGGTCGGTGCCGGTGACGCGCGCGATGTTCCGCAGCACGGCAGCATTGCGCTGCGCCGACGCCGTCTGGTTATCCAGCACCCGTGCGTAATCGTTTGCCTCACCACTGGCGAACGTGCTGACGGCACCCGCGAGGCGGGTCTGCCGCTCTAGTTCGGCCATGCCCGACGCGGCACGCGTGTACCCGGTTTCCTGCTGCGCGATGACCCGCTGCAGCTTGGTGGCCTCCGACTCCAGGCGGCGCATCTCGTCCGTGACTTCGCCGATCTGCGCGCGGAGGACGTCAGCGTTGCCGTTCGTCAGCAGCGCGTCGACCAGTGCGACACGCAGTTGTTCCGCCGCGCGCGCCGCGCCGCGCTGCTGGGCCTCCAGTGCCGTGTACTGCGCCTTGTTGGCGGCGATCGCACGGTTCTGCCGCTCGAGGGCGGCCGCGCCCGCGTCGCCGGCGTCCGCGGTCTTCGCATACGCGCGGTCCAGCTGCGCGAGCACGCCGAGGATCTGCTGCATGCCGCCAGCAGCCGTCTCGCTGCCGGCGGCAACCTTCTTCTGGGTGCCGATCAGTTGCTCAAGCGCGCTGCCGATCGCTGTGACAGCCTTGGTCGCCTCGTCGCGTGCGCGGATGACGAGTACGCTGTCGACTTGCTTACTAGCGCTCATTGAACGCGTCCCGTTTCGTTGCCGAAGCCTGGCGCCACTGCAGCGATGAAGACCTG